GACAATGTAAAAGGGAGATTTTATGGTAATATATTTTTAAAAGAATTGCGTTATGGTAGTAAATTTTTCAGGAAATATAGCAGTAGCCCTGTAGAATATGAGATATATAAAATACTTAAAAAACATAAACAGCATAAAAATATTGTAAAAATATTTGATATTACAGATAAATATATTGATATTGAGAAACTAACACCACTGCCTGATGAAATAAATGATAAAGATACACTGGCAAAGGTTTTAGAGGCTGCTAAGGCTGCCAAGACATATTTACAAAGTTTAGGTATAATGTATATTGATTGGAAACCAGATAATATGGGTATTGATAAGCATGGTACATATAAATTATTTGATTTTGATGCATCCGGTATAGCAACTCTTCCTGGTTGTGCAAATTGGAAAATAAAACCACCTAAATATTGGTCCTATAGACAAGCTTTAGCGAAAGGGTTAAAAGATCCGAAAGAAGTTGATGATTTTGCATTTGAAAGGGGATTTGGTATAGAATCGGAAAATGTTGATTTGGGGCCTAGATTGTCTAGTAATGGTGATTAAAAATAAAGTTTGCAATATGTCTATTCTATATTATTTGAACTACTTTTATTTTTATATGCACGTGCATTATTATATTTTATAATATGTTTATCAAATCTTGCCTTCTGCTCAGTACCAGATATATTATTCCAGTCTTTTGCAAGTTCTATCATATCATCACGAATATTTATGGTTGGTCCAAATACAGATTCATAAATTTTAACAACTTCTAAAGGTTTATCACTTTTAAGTAAAGCAAACATTTCTTTACGAGGAATTCGTTTACGTTCATTATTAAGAGTTAACTGTTGTGATCTTACATCAGTTCTTGCAGCATTCTCTAGATAATTTCTAAACTCAGTATTTGTCATTGTATATGTAGTTGCATCTGTTAGTTTTTGAATATATGATGCAGATCTATTATCATTTATACATAATTCAATATATTTATCTAAAGTCTTTTTAGAATAATATTCTACTATTTTAACTGGGCGTAACCTATATGATGGTAATCCCTCTTCAATTGTATTTGTTTCTTCCGTAAAATCTTTTACAAAGTTCTTATAAATTAAAGTTATATGATTTGCAAATTCTTTCATTGTAAGTTGCTTTTTCATTGAATTACAAATTTCACATGCTGGTAATATATTATTTTTTATATAACCTTTAAATGAATCAATCCTATCAATACCAATTACTTCATTTTTATTATATTTTTTACAATAATAGCAACATTGTGTTACTATTTCTGTAAATTCTTCTAAAGTTATATTAAATTCTATATTTCTTTTTGCAGCACTATCTGCATATGCACGAAAATGCGTTAAAGGGTTAAGTTTCTTTTCAACTGCATAGTTTCTATCTCTTACTCTATTATCTTCAACCTTTCTCATTGTAGAATAACATGCATTGCACTTTTGAATAAGAGCATCTTTTATTCCATTAGTTAGTTTTTCTAGTTCTTTGCCACACATTGTACATACACCTTCTGCCTTTCTTTCATTATATTGTTTTGCTTCTCGCTCTCTTATGATTTTAAGACATTCTTCACATTTCATTTTAGAATTTATAGTTTCTTTTTTACATGCTCGTTTTCCATCATCGCATATACGAACACCTCTTTTTTTTGCATCATCTAAAAGAATACCACGTGCATGATGTTTTAGACAATAACCATCCTTTTTTGCTGTTTTTTCACATTTTTTCTCACTCCATGAACATACTATTGAGTTATTCATTCTAAATAACTTAGTAGTATTTAATTAAAATCAATTTTTATGAAACAAAAACAAAAATAATTGTTTGCCGGAATCTATTAGATCCAAACCGGATTTCATTAGTTGGAGTACGCGAGCCCCCCCATGCCGCTCATGACACGTAGAACATTGTAGTTCGTCGCAAAGACATACACCGACGCCGTGTTCGTGGCACCAACAGCGTTGTTGGAGACCGTGAGAAGAAGCGTCGTGTTATCAATGCGCGATAAGTTGCACGTGCCTGAGGGCTGGTGCTGCTCGGGCTGGAGGGCGAACGAGTAGACGTTGATGCCGACGGCAGGGACGTTCGTGTGGTGCTGGTAAGGCTGGACCCAGTTGAAGTACGCACCCTCACGAACCTGGAACCGATCGTGACCGTTGAGCTGGAGGAGCGCCGTGACTACAGGGTTCTTGCCAGCCATGCCCTCAACACGCGTGACGGAGTAGCCAGACTCAAGAACCGAGCGGTCCCACCAGTCAGAGTAGTTGAAGGGCTGCTGGCCCTTCCAGCCGTTGACGACCGTGTCGTCGCACGACGTGAACGAATCACGCTGAACAACCCAGATAAGCTCCTTGCAAGGGTGGTTGAAGTTGAGCTTGAGCTTGTTGGACGACGACGTGATGGACTCCTGGCCCGTGAACTGGAGCGTCTCGATGAGGTACTCGTGGGAAACCTGGGCGAACTTGCGGCGCTCGTCCGTGTCAAGGTAGATGTAGTCAACGTAGAGCGACGCGGCGACAAGGTTCGCCGAGTTGACACGCTGCTGGATGACGTGGGGGTTCGTGCCAATCGAGGCGTAGTCCCAGCAGAGGTTCTGGAGCGCGTTGAACTCGAGGTTAACGCGAACCTCGTGGTACTGGAGCGCAATAAGGGGGAGTGCAAGACCGGGGTTGCGGTTGAACCAGAACTGGAGGGGGATGTAGAGCGTGTACTCGGGCGAGCAACTGAGAACCTCGCCGAGCGCATTGGGCTCACCGCCGGCGCAGGCGGAGTCGCAAGACTCACCGCCGTTGACAAGGAGGTTTGTTAGCTCAGGAACATTGCCAACCATCTTGGAGTAGCCGGCCTGCTTGCCCGCCTCCTGCGTGAGCTCATTCCAGATGTGGAGCCAATTGCCATAGTGCTTGTCGATGCGCTGGCCACCGATCTCAATCTCAACGTTCTTGATAAGATTGTGGCCAACCCAGTTGAGCCAGCGGAACTGGGCACCAGAGCCGTCCGTGACAGAGCTGAGCTGTACGGAGGGGAGCGTGGCCTGGAGGTAGATACGGTGGATAAGGTCACCGTTGCGCTGGATCGTGCACGTAACCTTCTTGCCGAAGCCAGGGGAGCCGTTGAAGGGGTTCTCAATGGACTCCATGGCGAAGTTCGTGTGGCGGCGGTAAACGACCTTGAAAAAAGTAATCTGGGGGTTACCCGTTAGGTAAACATCCTGCGCACCATAGGCTACTAACTGCATAAGGCCTCCTCCTGTCATATTGTTATACCTCTACGTCAGAAAAAATTTTGGAAAAATTAAAAAAGTTTTCAGAAAATTCTTAAAAATCGTGCCGGGGGTATTTGAATTTAACCAAGAACTATTCACTATTCCTTTAAATAACTTAGTACACCTTAATATCCACTTTAACTTTCTTATCATTATATACCCATATTTCATAGTTATAACCAGCCTTTATTGTTGCTTGTGCCTTTTCTTGCACATTCCCCTTTTTCAACTGAATCGTCCATTCAGATTTAATTTCTATAATTTTATTTTCAGATTTAATAAATAAGTCTGGAAAGTAAATATGTTTTATATCATTAATATGATAGCAAATAGTTGGTACGTTTGCTCTTCCGACTATAATATCATCTTCTAAATGTGTTTTAATTAGTTCATCTAGCGCTAGATTTTCATAGCCTTGATATTTTACAGTATTACCGCTTGGCATAATATATTCTTTATATGCATATGAACTTGCTTCAGATAAGTTGTATGACTCCGGATATTTTTTAATATATTACTTTAATCTATTAATATATGCCAGAGTTTAATGAGTTAACAATTCACAATGATTATGCAAGTCATAATATTGAAAAGAAAAATATATTAGATTCTTTAAAGTCATTAGTTATTGAATCAAAGGTCGTATTAGAAGGTAATTCTTTTTATTATCATGCATCATTTAATGTATTTGATGAATTATATAGCAAACAATTAAATCTTTTTTGGTGTGGAAAGCAGGCATTAACAAAAATATGTGAAATAGGATTTAATGCAGGACATTCTTCTATGCTAATGCTCTTAGGAAGAGATAAAACCCCCTTAGATTTTACAGTATTTGATATAGGCGATCATGCTTACATTCAACCATGTTTTAACTATATTAAATCACAGTTTTCACATGTTAATTTCGAATATATAGAGGGCGACTCACTTTTAACTATGCCTAAATGGATTGAAGCAAATCAACCGTTAATTGGGGCTTATGATGTAGTTCATATTGATGGAGGGCATTCCGTAGAATGTATTGTAAGTGATATGAAAAATGCCGATATTCTTTTAAAAAAGGGGGGAATACTTATTGTTGATGATACAAACTATCCTCATATTAATTATCATGTTGAATTATATTTATTAAATAATAAATATAAAGAATTGGATGTTCTAGAAACTACGGGATATCCCCACAGAATAATTAAGAAAATTATGTAGTCGCAAATTTTATATAGATATTAGATAATTGATACTTATACAAGTCTATTCTGGCTTAGTTTCTTAGTTTTTATTGTGTTATCCTTCTATTTATTACGTTCTACAAAAAGAAGTCCAGTATTTTATGCTCAGATTGGTTCCGGATTAGCCATGTTTGTAACCAGTAAGATTGGACGTGAGTTTTTAGGAATTCAATAATATTAAACATTTTTAGAAAGAATTAATATTTAAGAAACATTAATTCTTTCTAAATGCAAATATGGTACTGTATAAGTACTAGATAATATACCTTAAAGGGGGTCTAAACAATCAAACCCTTGAACTCCAGAATGGCCGCAAAGAATGCATTTTTTAATATTCGTCCTACACGAAGAAGTAATCCAGAAGCACGTACAACTCTTGATGCGTTGCACACTTTTCAAATTGATAAATTAAAGAACAAACATACACTAATTGCCAGTAAGCGTGATGAGATAAAACTAATAGTATCTAAAATATCAACTATAGAGGATTCAAATAGTAATGATGCCTTAGACCTCAAAACAAAGCAAGCTGAATTAGAGGGTGAAGTAAATATGATTCAGTCAAATGATGAATTATATGACTACTTTCTTAAAACCGGCGAAATTTTATACAATTATTATGATATCCAGGACAAAATTCAAAATGGCGTGGAAGCCTCTGTAAAACGCTCTACTTCTAGTTCCAATCCTGGAAGTATCTTGGCAGCCCTTGAGCGTGCATCAAAGGATGAAGGAGAACAACCCGTGGTTCGTAAAACTCCTGGTCACGAATTACACAGAGACAAATTACTTGAAGAATATTTACAGCGGGTAGATCCTGCACATACACGAACATCTCATGAAATTGAGTTCGAATCCTTTGGAAATTGCCCAACCTGTGAAACCGAGATGACCTTTTCAGCAAATGAGGCAATTTTTACATGTACTACTTGTGGATATCAGGACTTTGTACTAATTGATTCGGATAAGCCAAGTTATAAGGATCCACCAAGAGAAATTAGTTATTATGCCTATAAGCGAATTAATCATTTTAATGAATGGCTCGCACAATTTCAGGCAAAGGAGACGACTGAAATTCCCCAAGAGGTCTATGATGCAATTCTTGGGGAACTCAAGAAAGAGCGAATTATGGATTTCCGTACACTAAAGGGATCAAAAGTGAAGGAAATTCTCAAGAAATTGAAATTCAATAAATATTATGAGCATATCCCCCACATTATTAATCGTCTAAATGGGCAAACTGCACCTGTTATGAGTCGTGAAGTTGAAGAGAAGTTGCGCTACATGTTTAAGGAAATTCAGCCCTCGTTCCAGACACACTGTCCCAAGGGTCGCAGTAATTTCCTTTCATATTCGTATGTATTATACAAGTTCTGTGAATTGCTTGAACTTGACGAGTATTTACCGTGTTTTCCACTTCTTAAAAACCGGGATAAGTTATATGTGCAGGATAAAATCTGGCAGAAAATTTGCTCAGATTTATCATGGGAATTTATTAAGTCGATTTAGCACCAGGAAACCCTACAAGGTTGGCACCTAGACCGAAGCCGGCTCCACTACGGGCTGCGGCGCCGTAAATAGGAGGCATTACATTTAGATCTAACACAAAGAAGACAACCGCAGCCGTAAGGGCAAGTGTGAAAACTTCTTTTGTTGGAAGGGCGTGCTTGGCAATGAAGACGGCAGCAATAGCAACAGCAAGACCTTCAACAAGCGAGCGTAAGACAGCGACAACTAAGAGTGAAAGTGTTGACATTCTATTGTATGTATGGAGATTTTTCATTGGCACTTGTGTCTCCCTAACAAAATGAGGGGTTAAGCGTGAGCGAAGGAACACATGTGTCTCCTTAACAAAATGAGGGGTTAAGCCTGAGCGAAGGGGGCAAGCGTGTCTCCCTAACGCATAGGGAACCCAACAAGGTTTGCACCTAGACCAAAGCCCGCACCTCCACGAGCACTCATCCCAATGCTCGGGGAAACAACGTCGAGGATAGCAAAGACAGCCGCCGCAACAAGGGCAAGACTGAGTACATCCTCAACGGGGAGCGAGCGCTTAGGGATGAAAATAGCCGCAACCGCAACGAAGAGTCCCTCGACAAGATACTTTATAACACGATTGACAATTTCTGACATGGGATCCATTATATTCAATATGAATATTTTATTCCGGAAAGAACATAAATTTACTACTTAAACCGCCTGTAAAATACACTATAGATAATAATGTCTACGCCACGTGAAGACTTTCTTACGGAAGATGTTGAAATCCCTGGGCAGAAGTACTGTCTTCTTAGTTTCCTAAGCCCTGAAAAGATCCTTGAAAACAAGGATGTATTCTTCTTCTCAAAGTTTCTAGAAACCTTTGAGTATACACAGCGTGTAACATCATTCGAAACCTTTCTAATGTCAACGGCTAAGTCAATTAATGATAAGCTTAATGCAGAGGCTGACAAGGCGGAGAATAATGATCTCAGTGGAGTTGCAATGACTCTTCGGGCGAGTCGGGTACAGGTTGACACCCTTATGGACAGTTTCCAGACGCATGTTAAGAACACACAGGACGAGCTCAAGGACTCCAAGCTAAAGTCGCTTTACGAGGACTTTCTTTTTACAAATCGGGAGAAGCTTGAGGAGTCATTTTATATTAAGAATGAGTTCCGTACAAGTGTACGTGGACTCAAGATTCGTGGTGTGTATAGTTCAAATGAGGAGGCCGTAGCCCGTTCAAAGAAACTACAGCGTAATGACACCCTTCACAATATCTTTGTAGGTGAGGTTGGAAAGTGGCTTCCTTGGGATCCTGCTCCTGCAGATGTTGCTGATCAGGAATACGCAGAGGAGAAGCTTAACACTCTCATGAAGAAGTACAAGGAGAACGAGGATGCTCGTGAGATGTATGAGCGTGAGAACCGCTCAAAGATGGCGGCCTCATCAAAGCCTCGGGTTGGTCCTACAAACAGCGTTGAGGATGCGAGTGCCCCAACCTACACAAGCATGTTTGATAACGCAGGTCCCGCAGACCTTGCAATGGCTCGCAAGATGGAGAAGAATTAACTTATGATTGAATAATGAATATCATTTAAAAATCATACGCAATTTACTGCCAGTAATTATTAGTAATTGCAGGCATTACAGGACGACACTTATTCTCTTGGCAGAATTCGCCTTCACTGCATGTTACCCCCTTACAGTCTAAATTACGAAAGCCTTCCGGAAAGATAGATGGAAATGTGTTAACAAGCCAAGGAAGAAGTGCAACAACTAGAACTAAAAATACTGCTAGTCCTAGTAATCCAAAACCACGACCAGCCATTCTGTATATTTAGTAGAAACTTATTTCGATTAAACCGCCCTATGGATAAACAGGGAGTGGATTTGATTCAACAGGCATTGATAGTGCCTGTGAAATACACATTCCATTTGCACAGCGTAATCCATCGGCACAAGGAAATAAATCAACTCCACAACGCTTTCCTTTAGGGTTTGCTACTGTGCCACTATTTACCTTAAATCCCTCTTTAATGACGCCCCTATCAATATATGGCTGTATACGAACATATCTATCTATAATAAGAAGTATAAGCGCTATTAGAACAAATACTACAAGTTGATACTTCATCTACCGATATGTATTTATTTTTAGAATTTACGAACATTGATTGAAGGTCCCTTTAGTTTCCGCGCAGCATTCGGGTCATATGGGTTAAATTCATCCTCCTCCTTATCCTTGTAGTACTGAGCAGAGTGTTGCCAAAATTCGGGGGCGCCAATTCTGAAATCGGGTTGAATAGCAGCCTTATACCAGAAAATCGTATCCTCGAGTTTTGAACTAAGTGTCGTATTATCAATTACAAGAACCTCAAAGTTCTGTGTGCACTGGTCCATAATTTGGCAGAAAAATTCAAAAGATGGAAATGCCGACGCATAATTCTCATAAATGCGCTTTCTATTGTTTAAGAAGGGCTCACGAAGAATAAAAACATAGTCAACATTTGTACGGAGCGCCGGTTGAATTCCTAAAGGGTACTGCATAGTAATCAAGAAAAACACCTTTTGGTGACGACCGTTCATGAAAAGGTAGCGAATATTTTCGTCACGTGTCCAGCTGTCATCGTACATACAGTCATCAAGAATCATAAAAGAGCGGGGGTCAAGCTTTGATTTCATACCCCGCTTTAAATCCTCTTGAATCTTTGCCGTTACCATTTTCTGGCGTTTCACAAAGTTCGAAAGAATAACGGGTTCGAATTTTCCATGAATAAAGAGTGG